ACCCGGAAAGGTACGCGGAATGATGCGCGTTGGGTCCCGCCAGCGTTAGACTGGTTGGACACGGGGATTTTTGTTGCTTCGTTCTTGAACATCGAATACGCTGTGGTGCCGTGGAAAACCAGATCAGGAATTTCCTTTGCAAATGCGTCGAGTTCAACTGCTTCTACTGCTGCTTCTAGTAATGCCATAAACTATTTACTACCTTTGGATGAATGTACGTCTTGGAATCTGAGTATTCCATCACGCCACGACGAGGATCGCCTCGCTCCGCTGAGTTCTGCCTTGCCACGTCTGCATATTGCTCATGTTTTAGGTGTCATCGCCACCGCGTCTTTATGCAGATAGTGTTTAGATCAGTGTTGCTTTCTAAAGTGTGCGCCGATTCTCACGGCACTTGTACGCCTGCGTACTCATGGAAGAAGACGCTGGGATAATCTCCACGCATCACCTCATTCACGTCCTCTAAAATTTGTGCCGATTCTCACGGCACTTGTACGCCTGCGTACTCTACGGTTATTTGTCCTACCCGATTATACATTGTCTGTGTCGTGTAGGTAACCAGTGGTATTAAGCTGCTGGAGTTGCTGCGGGTGCTGGGGTAGCAGGTGTAGAAGCCGCTGGGGCTGGTGCAAGGGCTGCTACGACGGTCGCGTTGATGGCGACCACAGCCGCATCGGCTGCATCAACTTCAGACTGCGGAACAGACGCTGCACTTTGAGCTACGAGTGCTGCTACGTTGTTAGAAAGAGTTGCGATGTCTGCATTCAGTTGTGTAATTGCCATTGTAAGTTTCCTCAATTCATGAATCAATTCTTGGTCAAACATTTACTTCCTCCAAGTGATGAACTTGAAGCCTTTACCATCTGTGGTCTTGACAAAGCCGCGTCCCATAATTTGCAGTGTGACTAAATCGGACTGTGAGTAATCCTTACCGCCAACTTTAATAGCTTCGCGTACAAGGTTCTCTGGTCGGCTTGCAACGTAGATCGGCTTACCTGAGACAACCGAGGATGCTGCGGCCTTCGTTGCATCTGCCTTCTTCACAACCGCTGCGGCAGCTTTGCCTGCGGCGCTTCCGCCTTTAGCGTAGCCGGGGTAACGATTCTGAACGGTCTTCGTAACGATGTCCGTAGCGATAGAGTCTACTTTAGCTTGGTGGTACTGGAGCATCTTCGCGCGGTCTGGTGTCTTAGTCTTCCACATCGCTGCCATTTGCGTCTGATAAGCCTTGTCAGCTTTCAATGCCGCATATAGGCGATCCTTAATTCCATTGCCAAGATCGACCTTAGTCTCATACGGAAAATCCTTAAAGAACGGCATCTTCAGGAAGCCACCGAGTACTTTACCTAATGAGCGGTTATTGTGTTTATCGCACTCTTCCGCAATCCCTAATTCAGTCTTCTTTCGTTCTTCTGCTGCGGCAGTAGTTTTAGTCCTTTCAAACTCAGCCTTCTCAGCTAGGAATTTCTTACGCTCTGGTGTGTCTGCTGGTGCAGCAGTACGGGCCTTTGCGTCCTTATCCAGATCGGTGTACCAATCTGTAAGTCCCTTAATCAATTCCGTAACCTTAGCTACATTAGGTGTAACCTTGCCAGTTGAGTCCTTCTCATTAATAGCTTCGTTGAATTGCTTCACGAAGGAATCCATGTGAATTTCCTTCATAGCTTCGGCAACTACCGGGATAGTGGTATTGTAAAAAGCATCAGAATCCGTAGCTTTCAACTTTGCCAGAAAAGATGGAGCAAGTTGCCCAAGAGCCTCTGGGTGTCCACTCGACTTCAAATCTTCTATAACGTTATCCCACAGCTTAGGGTCGGCAGCATACAGCAACTCATCAGTTGCTAATACCGCCTCAATCATGTCCTGAGACTTCTGGTAACCTTCGGGTCCACCAACTGAGTCGATGAACGCTTTGGCTTCCGTCATCTCGGCAACGCCTTTAGGGAAGATTTGCTTTGCAGCATTCCACCGCTCGTACGCTCCGTGTAATTCTTTTACTACACCAGCATTTTTTGGGTCTGCATCACGCATAGCTTTTAGGGCTGTACGTACGTTTGCTGGTGTGGATTCCAGAGTTTTATCAGAAGCTACTTTAGCTGCTGCTGTTTTCTTAAATTCTTCTACTTCCTCAGGCGTACGCTCTGTTCCGTCCGCCTTATGAGTCTCTGTTTCTTTACCATCGGTAGAATCTACCACTGTTTCTGCTGAGTCTGTAGTGGCTGCATCTACGGTTGAGTCTGTCGTAGTGTCTGCAACTGATGTATCTACGGTAGTGTCTACCGTTGTGTCTGCCGCCGCTGAGTCAAGGGAGGCGAAATCTACTAAGGCGTCTGCCATTGTGAGTCCTTAAATTTCTGAGTTTTTACCGTGGGCCACGATCTTCTGTGGCCCCATCGGTCATTACTGTTCTGGCACTGGTTGTTTCAGTGCTTCGGGAATTGCTTTACCTGCTACTTTGTGTTGCAAAGCTGTATTAGCTTGTTGTTCAAATATAGCTGGGGTACTTTGTATTCCCATTTTAGCCAGCGCTTGCGAGGCTACCATAGGAGGCATCTTTGATACATCTACGCTGATAGACTCGGAAGGTGGTTTATCCGGTGGTTTATTCTGCGCCATGATCTGCTTTGCCATCGCTACGTGTTCTGTCCAGTGCAAGTGTACGTTTTCATACCCTGCCTGTTGTTCAGGCGTACCGTGTTTAAATTTCTGACCCTCTGTAGAGTTCATCCATTCAAAGCACTCGTTCGCCTCAACTATGTGATTCTCACTCTCGTCCATTGCAATAGGAACAGTGCTAACAAGCTGCGGCATAGATTGCATCTTCTGCTGCGTCTGTTGCAATGCTGCTGTCAATTCTGGGGGCATTGGCTCTCCAGTTTGTTGCATTATTTTCAGCTTATCCTGAACTGTATCCAGACCTTCTTTCATCTGGGCAACTTGAGGATTAGGCATAGGTCCACCGCGTAGCAGTTTTTCAAACTCACAACGCTGCTTGGTGACGGACGACGCGCCTTGCACCTTGTAATTCTTCATACGAAGTGCTTGCGCTGTTTCGGCAAGGTTAGACGGACTGAATACCCAGTGTGCAAACGGGCTTGCAGGAGCGGCAATAGCCTTGTCCACCATCTGTGTGATCTTGATGGCTTTCTGCTCTTCAGTTTCTGGAATTGACGGGTTGCTTTCTGGGTAGCAAAGAATATTGCCACCGAGTAAGTTTGCCGTATTAACGGATACGTTTCCACGTTCCTTACCCAAATTCTGAGTAATCTTTTTTCCATCACGACATTCTGCAGCACACTTCACGGCTTGCTGTGCGGCAATAGCAAACATGTCCTGAATATAATTCCATGGACAGCCTACACGCTGCAAAGCTTGATCGCGTTGAATAACTGCATTCCCTACTGTATTCTCTCCTGTGTTGTTACCGAATAGAGAAGGTAGAGCGCCTGATATTTCTTCAGACAAAGTTGTAATGAACCATTTGATAAATTCAGGCAACGCAGGTTGAGCCTGCGGTGTAGGTTCTATCATTATGTACTGTGATTCTGTTGTTAACCCCGGTTGAGGCTGGAATGGACCTATACTGCCGGGAATATTAGGTTCCGTTTTTATAGCGTCCATATCGAACGCTTCAGCATTCATCCACTTCTTAGGTACTGTACGCTTGAAGAAGTCATCCAGAAGGTCAACCCAATCGTTGATTCGTTTCTGAATGGAGATAAGAGCCGTTCCCATTGCCCTTCGGTTCTGTCCTTTACCTGCTGTCGGGTGCCCTATAACTATGTGATCATCCATCTTCTCATTGCGTGAGAAGGCGTATTCTTTTCCTGCGCGTGCAAGTAGCACTCCGTCTGGGAACGCTTCCATCAACTCTGCTTTTACTTCATCCGAGACCGACTGATCAAGGAACATGCAGGGCCGCATCCATGAATACTTCACAGTGCAATGACGACTAAGCGAGTCACCTGTTACATATGCCCCAAGTACTGCTTGACGTACGTTCTCTCGTGCTATGCGATCCAGTTGTGTAGAAGACTCACCATCACTACCGGGGGTTACTTTCTTTGCTATCCACGGGAACATGCCACGAACCAACGCAACGTCGTAGTCCAGCATCAACTGCACGAATGGCATCTCAGAGAAGTTATCAACAGAGATAGGAACTTTATGATCTAGCTTACCATGGACTGTAGTGACTTCCATGCCAAGCGGTTTCTTTGCTCCGTTACCTACGCCACTCTCTGCTAGCAAGCCATCTACTTCTTCGCCACCAACAGCGTCTGAAGTAGCTTGTTCGATAAAATTATCAAGACCCTCTTGTCCAGTAGGTGTGTCATCAGGAGGTGTTAATTCATCCTGAGGAACCGTAGGTACATTCTGGTCTTCTTCAAAACCATATTTTTGTCCATTAAGAACATACCTTGTCCACATCAAACATCGGTCTTCGTTCCAGAAAATTCTAGCGCACTGAACTAGTAAATCGTGAAGGTTATTATTTCTTGCCCAAATGTCTTTGAATCTGTCGGCTTCTTCAGCCGCTATTTTATCTGGACCCCACTCTGGGTTAGCGGGGTAGAATTCCACCTTAGGAATCTCACGAGATAAAGCAGCAACAATAATGTCGCCTTTGGGGCCGTATACGTTCGTATCATAAATACTATTGTGATTTCTCTCGTTAGCCTTCTTACCTTGTCCACCACCGGGGAGTTCCCAACCACCACGCTTACCGCGTAGCAGGTGTTGGTAACCCCTCTCAAAATGAAGTGCCTCCCACGTCTGCTCAACCTCCATGCGTCGGGCTGCTACATCGGCTTTTGTGCAAAGATCATCTAGTGCTAGTAAACCAAGACGAGCAGCATCACTCAACTCTGCGAAAGGTTCTGGGCTATAGGGAAATTCCGCATAAACTCCTAGTGGGCTGTCATTGGGACTCTCAGGTTTATCGGAAGATTTATTAGAACCTTCGGCACTCGTACCTGTAACTTGTGAAACGTCATCTGCCATAGTATTCCTAACCTTCCCAAGCGTCTCTTGAACGGGTAAGTTCTTTCTTCCACTGGTGATTCCAACATAAAGTTTGCAAGCCTAGAGGAAAACCTCTTTGCTTAACTTTAAAGTAAGCACTCGTAGAAGGACCGGGATTTTCTTTACGATCTTTTGCGCCATCATTGTTAACATGGTCTAAAGACAACATATCAACATCGTTGATTTTGCAATCTTCCCAACTGCATCCTAAAACTCCATTAGGACTATAGTGAGTAAGAACTTCTATTTTCAAACGCAGTCTACGGTCTCTCATGCGTTTTAATTCTTTGCTTTTATTCTTGCTGTAGTTTCGTCTATTAGACGCATCCGACCTGCACTGCTCACTACAGTATTTAATGTTCCATCTATGTGCTTCAAACTCTTTGTTGCACTCTGGGCAAATCATCGTGTCCCTCCAAGGACGCTCAAGGGAGGTGTTGGAGCACCTCCCGAGCTAGCCCACGTTAATTAGACGTGAGATATTTCATAGATCGGTGGGCGTGCGCGGACTTGAACCGTGTTGCTTCACAGATTACTCACAAGTACTAGGTGCACCGTTCCTTGTTTTCTTTTAGTCATAAACTCTAATGAAGTGCTATTGCTGTATGCCTACGCCCGTGTAAACTAATGTTTCATGGCCGCAAACCCTTTGGCCGAAGCCTTCATGCGCTTTACGTGCTCATTGTCTCCCGGCTTAGATTCTTTCTCAGCCGCCGTCAACTTCTTGTCTTGCGGAATACCAAGTGCTTCGTGCAGTCCACCTTTGTGAACTTCAAATGTGCCTTTATTTCCAAGACTCACTTTGTGTTTCTTACCTAATCCTGTTGCCATAGTTCTCCTATGCTGCCCTCATGGAGCCTTTAGCAAGCTGGCCCCCAGCATCAACTTTTGGTTTCTTTCTACGGGGCGCAGGTGTCGGTGCTTCACCAGACATCCACGAAGGTACTGGGGTAGAATCCAACGATACTGTCTCCGCAGGTACTGCAGGTTTCTTTTTTGGTGTTCCTAGGCCAATCATTCTTTTCCAACCCTCTCGATGTACTCACAGCAATCATCCGCATCCACTTTTACTCTTCCATTTGGAAGTTTAGGACGTTTAGATTTTTCCATCATATCTTTTTGTCCACAACTGTTGTTTTTAAAATATTCACAGTTGCCGCATTCAAAAGGGCCTTTGTTGCCGCGCTCTTCAAAACCAGTTCCCGGTTCACCTTTAATTGAAAACTGATTGATATGCACAAGTTTATTTTTACCAATTCCAACAGCCATTATTTTTTCTCCCGCTTACGACCTAATCCGGCTGCTTTACGCTTACCTGCACGTGCTGGCAGATTCTTGAAGTCTGTGGAGCGATCCCACTCTGCCAGCTTACTTTCACCACCAAACTTTTCAGGGTTTGCATGGGCAAATCGCTGTTGTGCTTCTGATTTGAACGGCATGACCGCTCCTTTAGACTAGGTTAGGCATTGAGAATCCATCTTCTTCAGATGGTGCTCCTTCTTGTCCTTTGTGATCCTTCATTGCACCCATGTGCTCTTCGCCTTCTTCTTTACCTGCTGGAGGTACCGAAGCTAGCTGACGCGCTTCATCATGGGCTTTGTGCGCGTGCTCGTGCACGCTGGTGTGAACATGTCCGTCTTTGTGGTGTGACGTAACTGTGTGCCGTCCTGTTTTCTCGTCGTGAGAAATTACGACCTTATGTGCCGAACCATGTTCGGAAACTTCAGGATGCTCTTCGCCTTCGTGTTCCTCAGCTTTGTGCTCTACCGCACCCTCTTGTTCTCCAGCTTCAAACTCTGGAGTCTCACGGGCTTCATGCTCAGGCGACTCAGAATGCATACCATCTTCAGAGTGGTTTTCATCATAATGCTTTTGCTGAAAAATTGACCCGAATTTTTTGCCGGGGGTTTTCTTTGATTCAAATGCCATTGTATTACTCCTCTTCGGCAAAGCCGATTATTTCTTATCGTCGCCCAGCAATTCACTTACCTTAGAAGTAAGTGCTGCTTTGGTATTGCAAACGTACTTGTCCGGCTCTACGTAACAAGAAGGAATCCAACCCTTCTTCTGACTGAGCGATTTCTTCGGTTCATAGCTGGCTTCAATCTCAAAACCGTTCTTTGCAACGGTGATGCAGATACGACACAGCTTTCCTTTGTCTGCCATGTTTACCCCTTAGTGGCGGCTGTTGCCGCTTCTTCTTCTTCTTCTAATTCTTTTTGAATTTGTAAATCGTGCGCTTCAACTTCCGCTTGCCAAGCTGTTTTCACTTTAGGTGATTGGAAGTCGGCAAAGCTAGGCTTATCCGGTCTTTTTGCTGTAGGATCAATACCCACGCGGCGGTTGATATTCAATTCGTACATTCCAACCTTCGCTTGTAGCAGAGCTTTCTCCGAACGCAAATCGCCAATTACTGCATCTTTATCTTGGCGAATTTGCTGTGCATCTGCTCGCGCTTGTGCTAATTGTTGTTGAAGCTGCTGCACCATTTCCGAGTAGAATAAATCATCCCACCAACTTCTTAAAGTAGATGCCCAACTCATCCTTGATCCTGCTTTCCCATCCACACAGGTTGGCTAGATGGTTTAAATGACATTGATCTGTTTGCTGCTTCAGCGTCCAGTTTCATTTTCAAGAAATGTGCAGCTAAAGGGTCAGTCTTCTTCAGATTCTCAACACGCTCTGCTTCTGCCTGCGCTATTGGTTTCTTGCGTGCGGCTAGGTGCCCGTACAAACCGTAACGGAAACCGTCGTAGCAGTCGTCGCCTTTAGCGTTGACTTTTAGCACGTCATCTAGAAGGTCAGGATTACGCATCAACGATGGAATAGCAAGAATAATCTCCTTGCAGGTATCGAGGATTACTAGTTCACCCTTCTTGATTGCGTTGTACATCAACGATGCAGAACCAATACGGTCGCGCGTTGCTGATATGACTGGCGGTAAACCCACAAGCTTTAAAGCTTTTGAGTACTCATCCGCAGGTGTTCTGTCATCCATTTGACGGTTAAACTTTTCGTGAGAAAAGTAAATAGCCTTTAATTTTACAGGCGTACCATCTGGTCTGTGGCATTTAGATTTAATGAGTGTTGCAAGCTCATCCATCGTCTTTCCACCCGTTACAACTAATTCCGCAAAACACACAGTCTTGAGTCTGTAGTTTTCTCCAACTGAGTCCTTAACCATAGCCTTCGTGAAAAAGTACGTGGCATTGGCGTGTTGCATTCCCCAGTCTTCTCCGGCCCACACTGGCTGATAATCTTGCCATACAATTGCTTCGGGGTCTTCTCTGAGGCTGACAACGTGATACTGAGGATCAAAGCAGTCAAAGTATTGACCTTCAACTTGTCCATCATATCCGTATAAAACTTTATCGCGCTTCGCCTTCGGCATTGACATCAAACGTGCAATGATGCCGGGATCGCGTGCGAGCAGTTCTGGGTTGTCCATTACTGTCGAGCGCTGATAGGCGTACGCATCTGGATCGTAGATTTTATTCCACTCACCAGCTTCTTCAATCCACCACGAACCATCCACAGGATCACGCTTAGCGTTCTCACCGGGGTTCCA